GTCTTAACTGTAGGAGTGTACTCACCATCTTCTGACCAAGAAGGGTACTCTTTGTCATACGCAAATGGACCCTTCATAATACCTGTACCAAACAAGGCTGTCTCAAATGCTGCTATGCGTAACTGCTTTCTAGCATTAGACTCTTCTAGTTGGTCATGTATTTTCTTTTCCATCTTTTTAGCTGCAACCATAGCAGGATGAAATGTAACTTTACTTGGAGTAGTTCCTGGACCTTCTTCTACAAGGTTCTTTACAGGTTCTAGTTTATTACGGATTGCTCCAAGTCTTTCTCGTAAATCAATAATTGTTTCACCAGGTTGTAGTCTTGTATCATCATCTGGTAAAGCACCATCAGACTCTTGAGCCTTACGCATGTTGCTGTCAGTCTCAAAGTTTACAGTGTCTGTTATACCCTCTGGTAAAACAGTAGGGTTGATAGAGATAGGAAATTTGTTAGAACCAAAGAGTACATCTACAATTTGACCATAGGCTGCAAGAACCTTGGTCTTTGTTACCTTTACAAATACTTTAGACTTCTCTGTAGATGTAAACTGTACGTCTGATCCGTAAACACCACGATAGTTTTGATAGGCTCTAATCCATCGTAGCTCATCAGTGTATCTAGCCTTTTCAGCCTTGTAGAATTTACCTTCAACAAGACCTACAACAGTCCCTACTTTTTCATCTCTACTGTTATCAGCATCGTCTTTATCCTCTACAAAGGAGGACTCTTCTTCGTCCATGTAAAGTTCGTCTGATTCAAAGATGTCATCTTCTTCCATGAGTTAGTCCTTAATATCCAAATGTGGGATCTGATGCTTGAAAGCCTGATCGTTGGGAGTCTGGGTTGAAATCAAATAAGTTACTTCTGGGTCTAGTCATCACACCGTACCGCAAAGCATCGTACAGGTGATCTTCTGAGTTTGTGTCTACGTCTTCAGGGTTCTTTTTATCTAAAGGTATAGACGGTAGTTGAGAGATAGTATTTGTGCAGTTATTAAATAGAACAAGTCTGGGTTCCTCTGTAAACTCATCTACTTGTAATCTTCTGTGTAGCTCGTTTTTACCTGCTACACGAGAACCTTTTGATCTGTCTGCAGGACGCCATCTGCATCCTTTCATGATCATCTGCTCTGCTAGGCTAGGTCCAGTATCACCTCTTTTGTGCCAAAGAGAGGAGTCTAAAACTCCGTATCTTATTTGTTCTCCTTCTTCCAATTCCAGGATCATGTCAGCCAAGTCAGTCGCTATAACCTTAGAAACGTACAACTCCCTGTAGACGATTAGCTGCTCAGACCCTGGAACTATTGCTATCCATACAACGCCTGTGTGAGATCCGTATCCGTAGTCACAGGCTCTAAAACGAGTCCAGTTAGAAGGTATTTCGTAGGGGTCAACTACGTGTATCTTCCTGTTGAACTCTGGAAATGCCGAACCCTCATTTATGTCCCAGTCACCCTCAAGTAGTTGTCTTCTTTGATGTTCAGGTAGGGATAAAAGGTTTGCTTCGTACATCCCATCCTCAGATAGGTAGGGATTATCAAATAGGGTGGCAGGTATAAACTTTCTTTTAAATAGAGGTTCACCCTCTCTTGAGTGACCTTTAGGCCATCTAATTACGTCACCGCTTTCATCTGTTGCCCAGAAAGAATTTCCTGGAGCGTTAGGCTCAATAAAGTGCTTACGTACCCACTGATGACCTGGACCTCCAGGGTTACTTGTGGCTCTCATGTAAAGAGGTAGTCCACTAGCTTTTGTTGTACGTAACCTTGAGCGCATGTAAGACCAAGCGTAACTAGAGGGCCACTGAGTCAACTCATCAAAACCAATCCAGTTAAAGGCTTGACCCTGGTATCTCATAACGTCATCATCACGATCAAGGTACGACATCCAGAGTGTTGCACCGTTAGGTGCTACCCAAGTCTTATCTCTTTCCATAAACTTTATTCCTGGTACAGCCTTTGGGTAAAGCTGCTTACTTACAGAAATAAGTTCTCGTAACTCTTCTGTGCTCCTACGAACAAGTAGCATTCGTGAATGTGGATTCGTAAAGTATCTAACTGGATCAGCCACCATCGAATACGACTTGCCACCACCTGCTGCTCCTCCATATAGTACTTCCTGTTCAGTAGATGCTAGAAACTTAGTTTGTGGTCCTGGGTTAGGTTCAAATATCACCTCTTGTTTGTCCACAGAAGGGGCAACACTCCCCTCTTGCGAGTTCGATGTATCCCTCATCTGTGTCAAGACTTCTGGTATTTTTTCCACCAAGTCTTTTCTCTTCGATCTTCTGGCTTTTCCTTGCCGCTTCTTTGTACTTTTTGGCATACTGCTTATAGTTCGAGGAAGCTCTACGCCTTTTTTCTTCCATTCTGACACGTTTATATAACCCTACATGTGATATTTCTCTACCAGATTGTTGAGATAACCAGACTGCTACTTTCCTAGTACTGTACTCTTGAAGAAATAGTTTAGCTTTTTCTAGTAGTTCTAACTCTTCAGGGATAGGGAGTAGTAAGTCTGGATCTGTTTCATCTTGTTTGTAACCAAAAGGTACGTGTCTTCCTACTCTTATGACAGAGTACCATTCTCCTAGTTCTCCCCTGAGTGGTATCTGCCAGTCAACCTTGGTTGGGTGGTCTGCTGTTGTAGCTCTTTTACTCATTATCTTTCGCAGGTAAAATAAATAAAGGCTCTGAGGTCTTTACTTCTACCCTGTCTGTTTTTACAAATCCTGCACGATCTAGAATATCTTTAGCTGCTAACATCTTTTCTTTTACACCCAGATCTGTAGGATCTGCCATAACTGAAAACATTGTGTAGGCTGCTTTGGTTGAAGACTGTGCTATAAACTTCTTTGTAACATCTGCTATTTCATCTGTCAGTGTGTTAACAATAGATGTAGAGGCTACACTATCAGCGTACCCTGCTAGTTTTTTAGCTTGTACAGGATCTCCTTTTGCTTCTTCAAAAAGAACTTCAAGGAACCTCTGTTGTTTATCCGTTAAGTTTCTTGCCATTATGCCACCATATAAATTATAAAACCTAGAGTACCTGCACCTACTGAAAGAAGCACACCTGAGATACCCCAAGTAATTATTGCTTCTTGTATCTCTGACTTACGGTACTCTTGCTCTTTCTTTTGTTTACGTATCCTACCCTCAGTGGCTACAAGTTCATCCCAAACAGAAGGTCCATACGTAAAACTGATCCAATCTTTTAACTCTTGTCTCATAGATTCAGCCTTCTTTTTAGCAGTAAATATTTCTAGAGCTTCTGCTTCAACAGAACCCCCCAGTGATTTCCACCAAGGAGGGTTCTTGTTTTTCTGCTCTAAGTAGGACAAGTCGCTCATGCTACTAGCCCACTGATTTAGTTGCCCACCCATTTCTTGAAGATCTTTTCCGAATTGGAAACCTTTCTTCAAAGCATTGAACGCTACGGTAGCTCCACCGATTATTGTTACTGGGTCCACGAGCCTCCTCCCAAAGTACTCCTAGTATCATTAAAACAACTACTTGTTTCTTTCAGAGTGCTCTACCTGTTAGGACAGCTTTCTCCATATCATATCTGTTAATACCTAAGTCTTGTAGCTCTCTGTCAGTCATGCTGTAAAGTTGCAAACGTGCAATCTTACGTCTAGCTGACTCTGTTCTTGCTTCTACAATTTTGTTGAATAATCTTTTAAACATTTTCTATCCTCTGTTTATGTTAGCCCTAACTGGGTGAGGATAGTTATATTCAAGTAGTTATATCATACTAGTGACATTTATGCAACCCCGATAGTCACTTCCTACCTAGAAACTTATTTACTACTTTAGTTGTCCAGGCTTCATTCTCTGGGGTATCAGGATCATCAGCTATGTAGTGACCCTTTTCGTTACGAGCACGAACCATCTCTGTTTCTTCTACTTCTACTTCTTCTGTAACAGAACCGTTAACAAAGTCTAGTATGTCAGATATAGAGACAGAATCATCTTTAGATATCCAGTCACCATACCCTCTTTCTTTTTCAGCAATTACTTTGTTATCATCTGATAAGACTCTATTACCTTCTAATCTCATTTCTTAGCTTTCCTTTTAGCCATACCACCCCTAGACTTACCAGTTATTTTTTCTTTTAATTTCCTGAGTCCTTTAGCTCTTAAACCTCCTGGTGGATTTTTTCCTTTATCTATTTTTTCCTCAATATCAGACTTTGGTTTAGAACCTATGAGAACCTCAACTTTTACACTACCACTTGAAGGTCTTGTTTTTGGAAAAGGAGATTTTTTAAGAGTAGAAGGTTTAATGTCTTTACCCTTGGCGTTAGCCCAAGCTGTCAGAGCAGAACCTTTATATTTACCTTTGTTCTTTTTCTTCCAAGCATCTAACTGTTCTTTTGTAACAGCAAGCATTTTTTTACCTGCTTTATTAGTGTAGTATATAGATCCTGCTTTCTTAGCAGCAGATATACTTTTATAATCTTTGTAAGAAGCCATTGTTATTTACCTTTCTTAGCCATGCCACCGTAAAACATTCCTGTCTTACGCATGTCAGATATTTTACCACCCTTGGCATAACCTTTCTTTTTAGGCATACCACCTTTACTTAGACTTACGCCTCTGCCTTTTAATATATCTTTTTGGGTAACTTTACCGTCACCTGTTAAATCTGGAAATTTACTAGCCATACCGCCCTCATTTGCTCTAAACTTTTTT